ATCGCCTGTGGGGCGAACGCGGCCTGCGGGGGTGCTTCCATCGGTGGTGCCATCTGCGGAGGAGGCATCTGCTCTGCCATTCCCTGCGGCGGCGGCGGCTCGCTGATCACGTGAGCCGCTTGGTTAATCCACTGCCGCAAGTTCTCGAGGATCTCGTCCGGGGCTCCGTCCGCATTGGCGCGGAGGAGCGCCATCTGGAACCGCCAGACGCCCATTTTTAGGTTTTGGTAGGGCTCGGGAACGAGGATGTTCCCCTCGAGGACTTCCTCGATACAGCGGTCGATGTCCTCTTGCGCTGCCGTGTAGAGACTCATCGCCGACTCGAGGTCGGGGTGCTCCGAGAGTCTCCGGGCGTCGTCGGTCGTGATGACCCCGGCCTGCGCCCACTCGAGGACCTGCTGAATCCGTCCCGCGGGGGTCTTCGCCAGGCTCGAGGCGGGTGCGATCTGGACCGAGACCTCACCCATGTCCACGTCGGCCCACTTGATCTTGCGCGAACCCCTGCGAACCCGCTTCGAGATGACCGGCGCATCGTCGCCGAGGTCCTTCGCCGCGTCGATCACGAGGAGAACGATGTCCATCACGAATTGCTCGTAACCCTGCTCCTGGGGCGCGAAGCGTTCCGTCGTGGAATCCTTGTATTCGCGGAGGGCCTCGCCTGAATCCAGGCCCGCGGGCTTCATGCTCGTCGCTGACAGACGAGAGACGCCCGACTCCTCGTAGGCCTTCGCGCCGAGTCTCTCGAGCCGCTGGTAGACCTCCCCAGAAACGGCGTTCGGGATGATGGTCTCGGGCTTCGCCGCCTTGTAGACGCCGATCGTTCCGAACTGGTTCGTCGACTTGACGGCCAGATTCGCGTCGGCCATCTGCACCCACGTTGTCGGGACTGCGATTTGCTGGAGCTGGCGGTCGATCTGCCAGTTCATCCGGTTGATCGCTCGCTGAGTTCCCGCGATTCTCTCGACGAGCCCGATCCCGTACCACCCCGTGATACGCTCCGACCAGACGAACCTGGCGAAGGGGAAGAACGGCTTCTCCCACTCCTCGTCGAGGAGGGTCTTCCCGTCGATGCACCACGTGTGTCGACCGGGCTGGAATCCGTCGTCGTCGGGCTCTCCGATTGGGAGGCGCCACGACTCGATCACGACCACCTGGTTCGACTGGATGGGGCGGTAGTCCGCCCACCACCTCCAGGAGCCCAGGGTCCCGCTGTTGCGCTGCGCCTTGTCGATCTCATCGGCGAACTTGGGAAACTCCGCCTTCAGAAGCTCCCGGTCGACGAATCGCCGCTGATGGATCTGGCGGGGAGGGCCGGAGATGCATTCGCCTTCATCGACGATGATCTCGTCGACCATGACCCGCTCCACGACGATCTTGTTCGGGTCCTTCGCGAAGACCTTGACGAGGCCGGTCCCCTTGATCGCCGCGTCTTTGAATCCGCGCTGTGCGAGCTTGTGGACCTTGAGGAGCTTGACGAGCCCCTGGGCGTACCACTCGAGATTTTGCGCCCGGCGTTGCTCAGACCAATCCGCATCGTCGGTCATGAACCGAGGGAGCGGCTGGTTCTTCGAGATGATCGCGGAGACCGTGTCGACGTTCGAGGCGCAGACGTTCTCACTCACGCTGGCGTCAGGGCCAGACCATGGAGCGTTCCCCGATTGCCACCATCCCCCGCGGTACCCCTGGCGGTCGTAGGGGTCGTAGAGGACCGCTAGCTTGAGGAATCGATCGAAGAGGTCGCTCTGCCCGCTCTCGATCGACGAGACCGTGTCGAAGACGCGGGTATGTACGTCGTTTCTGTCGGCCTGCCACCAGAACGAGCCGTCAGCCACTTACCCGTCCTCACGTCGCGGGTAGCCGGGGATGCGGGCTCCGTCGCGGTTCATGATTCCGTAGGTGTGCGAGTCGTGAAAAAGCGGCGGATCGGGCTCGGTCGGGTCGCTCTTCGTCGCCGCTGGCATCTCCACTTCGGCCGGATCGAAGTCGACTTCACAGCCCTCGAGCTTCAGGTGACGCACGCCAGACGCACGGAGAGTGGGAGCGTGTTCCTTGAGGAACTTCACCCATCGCTCCGCGTCCGCTGTGCTCATAGCCCTCCGAAGAAGTCCCCTTCCGAGGCGAGGTCGAACTCGCTCGGCTCGCGAGCGGCAGCCTCCTCCTCGTCCTTCGCTTGCAGGTCGAGCGCCTCATCCGTGCCCGGGAGAGGTCTCGGTGCTGCGGGTTCCTTGCTGTGGTGGTGCTGGGCGCGTTTCCGTCCGTAAACCGCAGCGTCAGCGTTGTTGTTGAGCTGCGCCTTGTTCTCTTTCAGCCGGCCCATGTCGTCGATCGCCCATTGGAGGTGCTGCATCTCCTCCATGAGCTTCGACCCCTTGAGGACCTTGAACCGCCCGTCTACGAGGTCGGAGTTCAGGAGCTCGATCGCGTCATGCTTGTTCTTCTTCTCGGCTGGCTCGAGCCGGATCCCGTAGACCTCGGTCAATTCCTTGAGGACCATGTCCCCGAGGCCCGCGGTGTCGGCAACGGCGCCTTCGGGCCAGCCGGTGAGACCGACGATTCCGCGGGGCTTGTCGTGGTTCAGTTCGGGGCCGATGAGGGTCTCCGCGATCTCGCGGACCGTCATGCCCTTCTTCGAGAACTCCCAGACCTGATAGAGATTCGGGCTCGTCTCGGAGTAGGCGAGGACCTGCAGTGCGAAGGGGTCGTGATGCCCCAGGTCGACCCCGTAGACGAAGCGCCACTCGTGGCCCGACGGAAGGCCGAAGGGGTTCGACTTCGTCTTCTCCCCAGGCGTCCAGACGTTCCACTCCTGGCCATCGTCGAGGTAGGGGCGGAACTTGTAGACGTTCTCGGTATCGTCCGCGGCCCACTGGCCGAGGAACTCGCGGCGCCAGATCGGGTTCTGGTCACTCCACCCGTTGGCTTCCTTCTCGACCAGCGCCTCCGCCCAGTTCTGCGGGACGAAGGTGTTGTCCTGGAGCGACCACGTGTGAAGCGACCACCGGACCCAGTCCCGAAAGGCCGGGTCGTCTCGCTCATCCCACTTGCGCGAGACCTCTGCCCCTGGCCGTGTCACGTCGTAGAACGGACCCGAGAGGATGTGGCCGGGGGTCCCGACCATCCAGAGCACCCCGCCGAAGTCCCCGAGTCGGGGGCCGATGATCCGCTCGATGAGGTTCCGCAGGAGCGCGGCTTGATGACTCGCCGCCTCGTCGATCCCCACCTCGTGGAATGGCAGGCCGCGGAGCTTCTCGATCTCGCGCTTGTCGTCCGCCCCTACGAGCCTGAGCTCGGCCCCGTTCCGTAGGAGCGTGAGTTTGAGCTTGGTCTCGTTGAACTTCGCCTCGAGCTGGTTCTCCTCGCAGATGGCCTTGAGGGGAGACCACATCAGTTCCTCGGCGGCCCCTCGCGTGGTAGCGACGAAGAGGCACTTCGCCTGCTTGGTGCGTAGAAGTCTACGCATCAGCCGGGCTCGACCCCCGTGGGTCTTCCCTCCGCCGCGGGCGACTAGCGCCGCAACGCGTCGGCCGGGATCGAGGACGAACTCCCTCTGCCGTTCATGGCACCGATCGAGGAGGCCTTGTGCGAGCCGAGCCCACCCCGAGGTATCCCGGGCCGCGGCTTCCCTCCTCGTATCTGCGAGGACGGAGCCGAGGCGATCGAGCATCAGGCGGCTTTCGTCGCCTTCGGCTTCTCCGCGACAGCCTCAACCGCCGGCTCGAACGACTCCACATGCCCGATCGGGTAGTACCGCCTCACCACCGGCCGGTTCTTATCCAGCGGTGTATGCACGATCTTCACGAGCTGCGATGCGGGGTCGTAGTCGATCTCGTGCTGGTCCGAGGCCTTCACGTTCTGGGGCATGTTCAGCCCAGGGACGTTCGTGGCCCTCTCGAACAAAACCAGGGATACCTTCATGCGGCTTTCTCCTTCACGCCTTCATGCTTCGGGTAACGAGCGATCAGGGGCGTCCAATGGGCGTGGGGGGCGTGCTTCTTCACCATGTCCGGGACGCATGCCGTCCGGCAGGTGTAGAGGAAACGCTCCTGGTGGTTCACCTTCGCCGCCTTGAACAGCCCCCGGCAGACCCCGCTCTCGCGGTATTGCTGCTTCACGTAGACGAAGTGGACGAGGGGGGCTGATTCAGGAACCAGCCGCTCCACCCATTTCCCGTGTTCGTACATCCGGGCCATGGAGGCAAACCCCCGCTCCACGGCAACCCACCCAAGGAGGTCAGCGGTCCGGTCCGTTTCGCCCTTCCAATGGGCGACCCAGACCTGCACCCCCGATCGGGCGAGGACCTTCCTGACCTGCGGCGTCATGATCCCCGACCAGTCGGGCATCGAGATCAGACCGGCAGAGTGTGCGTTCTTGTAGGACTCGACCCATGTGGTGACGATGAACTGGAGGTCTTCGACTTCGGCCTCCCGGTAGCCGACGTTCATCTCAGCAATCGATCCCAGCTGCGCGGGCGATAGGCCGCGTATCCATCACA